GGGGCCAAAGCAGACCGAGGAGCCCGCGAGCGTAAACTTTCACCCGTTTAATAAACCCCACCCATGCCCCTCACCACCGCCGCCTATTACGTCTCCCTCAATTACGGCCATCATCTCATCAAGTGGGCCATTGGCCGGATCCGGGCCGGGAGCATGACCCCGGAACAGTTCGCCGAGAGCCAGACTGCAGACGCCCACCCGCGGGATCCGAAGCGGGCCACCATCGCCCGGGGCCTCCGGGAGATCATGGGCGAAAAGCCCGAGAACCTCCCCGAAAGCCTTCGATGACTCAAGCCGACTACGCAAGGGCCACCGGACTGACCAAGGGTCGGGTCTCCCAGTTGGTCAAAGCAGGAATGCCACTGGCATCCCGGGAGGCTGCCGACAAGTGGCGGGGCATGAGTACCCGCGCCCGCCCAACCGCGGGGGTCAATGGCAAACCGTCTACGCCGATCATCCCGAAATCCGCTTCGGGATCATCCGGGGAGCCGGGACCGTACCGACCGCCGGAGGCCCAGGCGCCCACCGACCCCGCGTTGATTTCTGCCGACACCCCGGCGGGCTCCTACGAACGGCAAAAGGGCATCGAGAAAGCCGCTTATGCCTTGTCGGTCCGGGCGCTAAAAGCAGGGCAACCCGACGCCGGCCGCCTCGTTCAAATCCACAACCTCGCCGCCCGGAACCTTACCGCAGCCCGGGAGGAAGTTCTCGCGCTGGCCGAACGGGAGCGGCACCTTGTTTCCGGTGACTGGGTCCGCAAAGCCATGACCGAACACGACGGAGCGGTCGCCACGTTGCTCCGAGCAATGCCCAAGCAACTCGCCGGGCGCATCGCCCCTCACGACCCCGAACACGCCGAAAAGGAACTGGACCGCTGGGTCCAAGAAGTCGCCCTTGCCACTCTCCAACAAACCGATCCCTGGAAATGAAGACCAAGCCAACCATCGAAAACGTCCCAATCGGGAAGCTGAAAGCCTATGACAGCAACGCCCGAACCCATTCGCCGGAACAAGTCGCCCAGATCGCCGCTTCCATGGTGGAGTTTGGTTTCACCAACCCGGTGTTGATCGACAAGCGCGGGACCATCGTGGCCGGTCACGGTCGAGTCGAGGCCGCCCGGTCGCTTGGATTGGAGGAGGTGCCTTGCATCCGGCTTGAACACCTCACCGAGGATCAAGTCCGGGCCTATTGTCTGGCCGACAACAAGTTGGCGCTCAATGCGGGGTGGAACATGGACACCCTCGCCGCGGAATTGAAAGGCCTCGAGGCGGTCGGGTTCGACATGAGCCTGACAGGTTTCAGCCCGGAGGAACTCGCCGAAATCATGGGGGACACCGTCGAAGACACCGACCCGGAGGAGCCCGCCCCGGAAGTCGAGTTCTCCGAGGAGTTGCTCCACGCTCACAACTACGTTGTTTTGTACTTCGACAACCCATTAGACTGGCAAGTCGCCCAGGAGAAGTTCGGGCTCAAGGAAGTCAAAGACCTCATCCCAAGAAAGGGACAACCCACGGGAATCGGCCGGGTCATCCGCGGCTCCGAATGGCTCAACCGCATCGCATGAAAGACCTCACCGTCTCCATCATCATCCCGTCGTTTCGTCGGGCGCATCCAGACCGACTGCCCGGCCGAGATTATTTCAAGTCCGCCCGATACTGCGTCCCGGAATCCCAGGCCGCGGATTACGTCAACGTGGTTGGGGCGTCCCGGGTGTTGGCGATCCCGGATTCGGCCGACGGTAACATCGCCCGAAAACGGAATTGGATCCTTCGAAACATCCCGCGGCCGTTGCTCATGATCGACGACGACGTCAGCGGGCTTTGCCATACCGAAGGCGTCTACAAGCGCGGCCGGTGGACGGGCAAGAGCGACCAAAAGATCATGCTGACCCCGGAGGAAGCCGACGAACTTATCGTGCGCGGGTTCAACCTCGCGCACCAGTTCGGGTGCGTTTTGTGGGGTCTCAACCTCAACGAGGACGGGCGCATCTACAAACAGTTCAAGCCGTTCTCGCTGTCCGCTCCGGTATTGGGGCCGTTCACCGGACACTTGGCGCACCGATACCTCAACGACGAAAGGATGGGATCGAAGGACGACTATGACTTCGCGCTCCAGGTGTTAAACAGGGAACGAAAGATTCTCCGCCTCAATAAGTACGCCTACGTCTGCGAACACGGAGACAATGCGGGCGGGATCGTGTCGAGCCGAACAATTGAGTCCGAAACCAAATTCTGCCGGGCAATTGAAAGGAAGTGGGGGCGGCACGTCATCCAATACTCACTGCAACCGAAACGCATAGCTGACTTGCTCAACGCCCGAGTCGCCGTCCCGATTGGGAACGTCTAATGCTCACCGACTTACAACGTGACTTGCTCGAGTTCCGCCGTGGATTGTATCGGCCGACCCCGCGGCAAACGGTTGTCGATTGGGCCGAGTCCAATCTTAAATTGACCGCCCGCCAGACCGAACACCCGGGACCGTATTCGACCAGCGTCCGCCCCTACGTCAGGGAGCCGCTTGAGTGTTGGAAGGACTCTAGTGTCGTCGAAATGACTCTGTGCTGGGGATCTCAGACCAGCAAAACGACCACGTTAATGGCGGGCCTTGCGTGGCTCATTGACACCGAACCGAGCCCGGCACTGTGGTTGATGCCCACCGAGAACCTTGCCCGGTCGTTCAGTAAATCCCGGTGGATGCCCATGCTCGAAGACTGCCCGGCCATGGTGGCGCACTTCCCGGAGGACAAGGACAAGCTAACCCACCTCGAACAGCACTTTGACCGATCCACGCTGACGTTCGTTGGCAGTAACAGCCCTGCAAACCTCGCCTCCCGCCCCGTCCGGGTGCTGGTGGCCGACGAGGTGGACAAGTTTGCGCCGCAAACCGAGCGGGAGGCCGATGCCCTTGACTTGGCCGAGCAGCGCCTCAAGGCGTTCAGTTCGTCCAAACTGTTTCTGACATCGACACCCACCACCACCGACGGGCGCATCTGGCAACGGTTCCTCCGCGGGGACCAGCGCCGGTTCTATCTACCCTGCCCCCATTGCAAGGCACCGATCCGATTGGAATGGAGACAGGTCAAATGGGACGAGACCGCCAAACTCGAAGACGGAAAGTGGGACTTCGGCCGGGTCCGCGCCTCCGCCCGATACGAATGCCAACTTTGCAAGGGCAACATGACCGACGCCCAGAAGGTCGCCGGACTTCGCCATGGGCAATGGATCCCGGAGAACAAGGGAGCGCTACCCGGGGTGCGTTCCTACCATCTTTCGAGCCTCTACAGCCCGGATCGAAAATGCACCTGGGGACACCTCGCCGTGCAGTTCCTCGAAGCCAAGGAATCGCTGTTGGGCCTCCAGTCGTTCGTGAACGGTAACTTAGCCGAACCGTGGGAGAACCAAGCCGCGCCCCGGCAACGGGACGAACTCATCGTGTCGGGCACCGAGGGACTGACAGACAAGTGCGTGAAGTTCTTGACCGTTGATTGCCAAGCCTCCAGCCCTCACTTCTGGTTTGTGGTTCGAGCATGGAACGAAGACGGATCCTCCCGGGCGGTTGACGCCGGACCCCTCGACACTTGGCACGACGTGCGCGAGAAACAACGGGAACACGGGGTCGGGGACGTCCACGTCGTCATTGACTCGGGCTATGATGCCCCAACGGTTTACGCCGAATGCCTCCGGTGGGGGCGGTTCGTGGCTCGCACCGGGCGGGTGCCGCTTTGGGTCGGGTGGATGCCATCAAAGGGAATGCCCCGGAAGGGATGGCGCAACCCAAAGACCGGAGTGGACGAGCCATTCTTCCTCCGAGGAATTGACCCGCGGGTTGGCGACAACGCCGGCAACCAAGGCCGTCTCGAACTCAAGCTTTTGGAGTTCGGCACCGACGTGACCAAGGACATCCTCGAACGCCTACGCAAGGGCAAGGTCAGCACCCGGTGGGAGGTTGCCGAAAAGGTCGCCACCCCTGATTATTGGAGGCACCTCGACTGCGAGCAAAAGGTCGCCCGCCTATCAAGCGCCACCGGCCGAACGACGTGGACGTGGCTGCCCCGCTCATCAAAATGGCCGAATCACCTCGCCGACTGTGAAGTCATGCAGGTGGCCGCCGCGGTTTTCTTCAACCGGCTTCGCATGACCGCCACCTCATCAAACGATGCAAACTGACCTGCTGACCACCAAGGAACTGGCCTCCATGCTCAAGCGGGCTCCATCCTACGTCTACGCCATGAAGGCCCGAGGGTTTCCAATGCCAGGAGGGCGGGCGCGACTCACCGATGCGCTGACGTGGCTCACCCGACACCCACAACCGAGGGCAGAACGCCGGCACGGGCGCAAATGAGCAAGGACGGGCCAACGCCCCGGTGGCGTCCGGTCCCGGATCGTGCGGACCTTAAATCGTGGCAGTTTCCTCAGCATTCGCCCGCGGCCTCCTGCGTCACGTCTACTCGACGGTGACCCATGGGGCCACGTTGCTGGACAAGCTCAACAGCCTCAACAACGAGGCGGTCCACGCGCTTGAGTCGGGAAAGGTTCTCCAGCAGACCACCGGCAACGGTCGGTCGGTGACGTTTCAGGTCAACGCAAGCGAGGGAGTGACCCCCACCGAAATGTCGGAGATTTACAGCCGGCTCCTGGACCTGTATGACGACGCCGTCGCCGCGGGGAACGTGACCGATGCCACCCGCTACAGCTACATGATGGCCCGATTGAAGCCGATCCGGTCCTTCAGAAACGATTTCTCGAACCTCATCCGATGAACCTCCTCCGACGCCTTCAGGCAGCTACCCGGTTCGTCGTTGCTCCCAAGGCACGATATGAGGGGGCTCGGCATTCGACCCAGCGTTCAACGCTCCACGGTTCGGTCCAGTCGGCCGCCTACGACATCGACCCCTACAGCCGCTACGAGTTGGTGCGTCGGTCCCGGTATTTCGAGCGCAACAACGCGTTCGTAAATCGGATCGCTGACCTTTTCGAGCAGTACACCGTAGGGCAGGGGCTCGCGTTCTTCCCGTCATCGTCCAGCCCAACGTGGAACGAGGCCGCGCTCAATTACTGGCGAGACTGGCAACGGTTCGCTGACCTGTCGTCCCGGCTGTCGTTTGGATCCCTCCAAGGCATCATCGCCCGGGCGCTTTTCGTCGATGGCGAAATCTTCGTCATCCTCACCCGAGGCGACTCCGGCAACCCTCGGATCCAGTTGGTCGAATCCCACCGAGTAAAGAACCCGCCCACCCAGGACGGCCGGACGATCATCGACGGCATCGAGGTGGACGACCGAGGCCGCCCGACCGCCTATTGGATCACCAACGAGGACGCGAAGCGGAAAGAGACCTTCCAGCGGGTCGAAGCCCAGTTCGTCGTTCACGTCTTCGAGCCTGGGCGCCCTGGACAGTACCGAGGACTCCCGGCGCTTTACCCGGTGATGAACGACCTCCACGATTTGGACGATCTCCAGATCTTCGAAATGCAAGCCGCCAAGGCTGCCTCGAAGGTTCAGAACGTCATCAAGACCAAGGAAGGCGAGGTCACCGACGACGACATCATCCGCGGAACCGTCACCGGATCCGACGGGACAGAGCGGGCTGATTACTACAAGGACGTCTTTGGTGGAGAGATCGCCGTTCTAAAACACGGGGACGAGTTCAACCAGTTTCAGGTTGAGCGCCCGTCCGCGGCCACCTCGGGCTATTGGGATTACCTGACCGCCAAGGTCTGCGCCGGGATCGGGGTGCCAAAGGAAATCGTCTTGCCCACGTCGATGCAGGGGACCTCGATGCGGTCGGTTCTCGACATCGCTAACGCCTTTTTCCGATCTAGGTCTGCCGTCATCGCTGACCACCTCCGCCGGGTCTACGAGTATGTCATCGAGACCGGCATCCGCACCGACCCCGCGCTCCGTATTCCGCCCGCCGATTGGTATCGGTCTACCTTTCGGGCTCCGCGGTCTATCAACGTGGACGTGGGCCGCAATTCCGCCGCCGCGGTCGCCGAGTTCAAGACCGGCATGAGGACGCTTCAGAGCATCTACGCCGAGACGGGTGAAGACTGGCGCGAGCAGCTACGGCAAAAGGCGGCAGAGATTGCCTATGCCCAAGAGCTTGCCCAAGAGTTCAACGTGGACCGGGCCGAGATAATGACTCTCGACCCCAACGAGCTTTCGAGCAATAACGCCGCAGCAACAACCGCGTGAAAAATTGGTACGAGATCAAAGCACAGGCCCAGTCGGATCAACCGACTGAGGTCTTCATCTACGACGAGATCGGCGGTTGGGGCGTCACGGCTGCCCAGTTCGTCCGCGACATGAAGGCCCTCGGTGATCGGCCCCTAAACATCCGCATCAACTCGCCCGGCGGGTCGGTGTTTGATGGTTTGGCAATTTACCACTACCTGTCCGCCCGTCCCAACGTGACGGTGACCGTAGATGGGATTGCGGCCTCAATCGCTTCAATCATCGCCATGGCTGGCACTAAGCGAGTGATGCCCGAGTCGGCCTATCTGATGATCCACAACCCGTGGACCGGGGCCATCGGTGAAGCTAGGGACCTCCGCGAACAGGCCGACTTGCTCGACAAGTTGGGTGAGACTCTTGCCGGCATCTACGCCAAGGTGACCAAAAAGGGCAAGGAGACCATCCGGGCCATGATGGACGCGGAAACGTGGATCGACGGAGCAACCGCACTTTCCGACGGGTTCGTGACTGACCTGACCGATGCTCAGCCAATCAACGCCAAGATCCGCGCAGACCGATTCACTCACACTCCTTCCGCCCTTGTTCAGGCAGCGGCACCGGCTGAACTCTCAGTTGAAGACTGCGTCGGTTGGACAGAAGCCGGTGGCATGGCCTACGGTGAGATCATCGAAGTCTCCCGAAGCGGAATCCTCGAAGTTCCCGACGCCGGAATCCGAGTGGAAGCATCCGCTGCCGATCCCGCCGCGTTGATTAAGCGCTACCAACCGATCCCGGGCACCGACGCTTTCATCGAAGGCGACATCCTCGCCGGGTTGAACTTTTCCCAACTGACCAAGGTGGAAGATCTCAAGGTCGTCGAGACCGAAGACAAATCCGCCGAGGTTGGTGACATCAAAGCCGTTTCCAAGACCGCGCCCCAGGCTGCCCGCCGCGCATTTGACAAGGGGGTCCGACAGGTCGAGGACGGCAAAGGTGGGGACGGACTGGAAGCCGCAACCGTAAAGGAAGCCCGCAGCCTGAAGGCCGGCGAGATCCCTACCGAGGCGAAGATCCGCAAGGCTTATCGCTGGTGGGCTCGCAACGAGCGGTTCCTTGAATCCGAGGCCGACAGCCCAGCCGACGTGGCTGCAAATCTGTGGGGAGGGGCTGCGGGCCGTGACTGGTTCCGCGGACTGTACGCCCAACTGGATCAACAGGACTCCATCGAGTCCGATGACACTCAACCGACCAACACCCAACCCATGACCAAACTACTCCAAAGCCTCGCCGCCGCCGGGCTTATCTCCTCCGCTGACGTTGCCGAGGACACCGCCGTCACCGAGTTCGAACATTTCTTCGCCGCCTTCAAAAAGGCCAAGGACGACGCCCAAGCCGCGCTCGACCAGATCGCCAAAGCCAAGGTCCTCTCGACCGTTGACGCCGCCATCGCCGACGGCCGCATCGCCGCCAACGTCAAGGACGCCTGGGTCGCTCAGATCCAATCCGACGCCAATGCCGCCGAATTGCTGGCCGCGATCCAGACCCCGAAGCCCGGAGCCGACCCAGTTGGGTCGCCGGCTGGTGCGGGTGGCAAAACTTCCGACGAACTCCGCGCTGAGTTTGATCGGATCACCGATCCGAAACAGCGCACGGCTTTCTGGTCCGCACACAAGGCCCAGTTGCTGAAACGGTAACCTCACAACAAACCCAAACACACCATGCCCAATACCCTCGACTCCGGCCTGAATGGGACGCTCATCTCCCAAGCGGGCCTCGATGCCTTCGTCGGAGCTTTCGCCCCGATGCAGGCTTTCACCACCGACTTTGACCCGGCTCCGGCCTCGAAGTCTGACACCATCCAAGTGCCCTACGTTCCGGCCGCTTCTGCCGCCGCGGACTTCTCCGGCACCTACACTCGTCAGGACAGCACGCTGAACAAGCGCACGATCACGTTGAACAAGCACAAGTTCGTGTCTTGGTATTTGTCCGACGTGGCTATCGCCAAGAGCCCGGCCGTCACCCTCGAACGCTTCGGAATGCAGAAGGGTTTCCAGTTGGCCAAGGCCGTGTTCCAGGACGTTCTGTCCGCGGTCACCCTTGCCAACTACGGAGCCGCCGCTCACACCGGCCTCGCCGCAAACTTCGACTACGCCGACATCGTTGACATCAAGGATGCTTGCGACACCGCCGACATGCCCGAGATGCCCCGCTCGTTGGTTCTCGGTTCGAGCTACTACAACGCCTTGCTGAAGGACAGCGTCATCAAGGACGCCGCCGCCCTCGGTGCGACCGCCAACCAGACCGGCAGCCTCCCGAACTTGTCCGGGTTCATGACTTACCGTTCGAGCTTGGTTCCGGCCAACGCCCAGAACCTTGTCGGCTTCGCCGCTTATCCGTCGGCCCTCATCACCGCCATGCGCTATCTCCAGCCCTCCGGCCGGAGCCAGGATGGGGTCTACCGCCCGGTGGCCGACGAAAGCACCGGCATCACCCTGGGCTACCGCGAGTTCTACGACAACGACAAGGGCGAAGTGGTCGCCGTGCTGGAGTGCTTCTACGGCTACGCCCTCGGCGAGGCCTCCGCCCTCAAGCGCATCGTGTCGGCCTAATCGCCATGCGACTCGGCATTCTAATCGCTGACGGCAAGGTCGTTCTTGGACCCGCTCCGGCCTCAAAGGTCGAAGTTGAGTTCAAGGCGGCCGTGCAGTCGGGCGCAAACGGTGCGAGCGTCATCGAGCTTTGGTCCGAGGACCGAGGCCGCGAGAAGCGCCACAAGTTCACCCAGGGGGCCGCGCCGGTCTCCGCGCCTGTGGCTGACAAGCCGCGGAAGAAGTAACACCGAGCCCAACCCATGAACGCGGCCGACACGGCACTTGCGACCGGATTCACCACCTTGCTGGCAACGGCAGGGGACACGGTGACTTTCCGGGGTGCTTCCGTGTCGGCCGTGGTCAACTGGGTGCCGTTCGACGAAAAGCAGTTCCCTAACAGCCCTGACTTTGACCGCGAGGCCACCTCCCGGGTCGAGTTCGTGGACGGTGCGGTAAGTCCCGCGCCTCGGGTCGGTGAGATCATCACCCAAGGCACCAAATACCACCGCATCCAGTCGGTCCGATTCAACGGTCTGGCTTGGTTGATGGATTGTGAGGTGACGACGTGAATCTGACCTTTCAGACCAACCTCGACGAGTTCAACGCAGCGCTGACCCGCTACGCCGCGTTGTCGAGCAAAGGGGCGGCCGAGGCCGTCGCAAAAAAGGGAGCCGACTTCGGTTTCCGGTTGTCCCGAAAATTGCTGACCCTCGCCCCGGACAAAGGGTCCGTCCGCGAGAACCGCCTGGCCGCGCTGGCTTCAGGTGGAGGCCTCAAGATCCGCGACAAGATTCGCCAGCGGGTCTACGCCAAACTGGGGGTCTCCCAGACCCTAGCCGGTCGCAAGCTCCGAATGGGCGGCAAAAAGCTTTCAGCATCCAAGCTCGTCGGTGGCAAGCGCCTGAATCTGCAAGCGCTCCTCGTCCGCGCCGAACTCAACGCCCGTGAAAGCGGCCGCGGGTTCTCCGCGTTTTCTGCCCGGTACAGGTCACTTTCCCAGCAACTGGCCGCTGACCGTTTCGGTGAGCAGCGCCGGAAGATCATCGACCGATACAGTCGGTTCTTGTCCGAGGTCGGTTTCAAGCGGGACCGTGATTCTTCCAACCTGACGTTCCGATGGGGCGGCAACGAGTCATCCGGCAAGATGGCCGTGGCACTCCAGAAGCCGCGCCAACAGGCCGCCATCGCAGCCGCGCTCGACGAAGCCCGCGCCGACATGATGGACTACATCATTCGCAAACAGACCCAAGCCGCCCGGACGATGGCAATCTGACCCATGCTTTCCCTCGCTTCCATGCAGTCAACGGTGGCCGCGGCAATTACTGCCAACGCTTTTTTCTCGGCAAGCCCGGCCGTGCTGTGCATCGCTGACGACGGTCTCCAGGACTCAGCCATCGAAACCCAGCTTCGTTCCGTTGGCTGCGTCGTGGTTGTCCCTCCGATCCTCCGGGCCATGCGTCGAGACCTCGGTGCAGGGAAGTTGCTTCTGGACGCCGAGATCGTTGTCCGGGTGTTGGTCAACCCGCACGTCAACGCATCGGTCGGAGGAGCCAACCGCAACGTCTATTCAGCCGTGGCCGCCGCAACTCAGGCCGTCTTGTCGTGGGTTCCAGCAACCGCCGGGGACCGTCGCTTCGAGACTTCCGAGGATTTCCTCCAGATCGCAGTCAACGACACAGGCCTCCTCGGCTACCATCTCCTTTTCACCAAACTCTCAACCCTGAACTGATCCCAACCAACCCATGAACACCGCCCCAGTCATCCTCGGCAATCACGGCTTTTTCTTCCGCGATGGCGCGAGCTTCACCGTCCCGTCTGCCGGCACTGCCAGCCGCACTTCCAAGCCCGGAGCCGCTGACACCGGATGGATTGACCTTGGCATTCTGTCCGAGGCCACGATTCAGCACGAACGCGAAGAGCGCGACATCTTCGCACCGACCCCGGGCGTGATGCGCTTGTACGACGTCATCGAGACCAAGCGCCAACTGTCCATCAACCTGACCGCCCAGGAACTTAGCCCGCTGGCGTTTGAGTTGATCTTCGGCACCCTCGCCCTGACCAGCGCCTCGACCCAGTACAACCCGCTCGAAGGCGCGACCAAAAAGGGCTGGCTCAAGATGCAGCAGTACAATCAGACCGACGCCATCGTTAACACGGTGGACGTTTACGTTCAGATTAAGGTCTCGGGTGAGATCACCTTCGGAGACAACGTGGTGACCGCCCAGTTCGAGGCCCGCGTTCTCCACTCGACGTTGAACACCGGCACCTTGGCTTAACCCACCCACCGCAATGCCAGCCGATCCAATCACGCCCGGCTTGGCCGCGGCATGGAACAACACAGGCCCGACTATTTACGGTGTTCCTTCAAGGTTCACCGCAGTCGTCCGGGCGCAAAGCAACCTAACCTTAGCAACAGCCCTATCCGGTACATTGGACGGGGTGAGCTTGCAGGGCACCGCGGCCACGGTTTCAAGCCGGGCCGTGTTGCTGACCGCCCAATCGACGACTGCCCAAAACGGAATCTACGTCACGTCAGCAAGTGGGACATCGGTCAACATCTCGGCTTCGTTTGGTACGGGAACAAAGGTTGTCACCGGATTGACCGCTGGCCGGCTTTACTATTGGAGCCAGTCCAACGGCTACAATGCCACCAACGGCACCGAAACAATCACCGAAAGCGGCTACATCGCCGCATCTCCGTCGGGTACATTGACCTTTCAGGGACCAGCATCGACCGCGCAAAACGACCAACTAAATGAGTCCGTTCTGGCTCGGTTGAACTTGTTCGATGCGCCCAACGAGTTCCCGGTGGAACTGGTCGTCAACGTCACCGGGGGCACGTCCGCAAATACTTGGTGGCAACTCACCTCGACCGTGACCACGGTGGGATCGTCGCCCATTACCTTCACCCAGATCACCGTGGGAAGCCTCGACATCGGCACCGAGGACAACACCTTTGACAACACGCCAGCGGTCGCTGCGACGGTCAACGAGGCGGCACCTTGGGACAACACAGCGCCCACCCCGGTGATGCCGAGCTTGTCTCAGTCGTTCGTCAACGCCACGCCCGACGGTAAGACCCCGGGCACCGCGGCCGCGTTCGACAACACGCCTGCAACCGCGCTGGTCCTCCAGGGCGAGACGTCGCCGGTCGCCGGCATCACCACGCCCGCCAGCCCGACGGCTGTCACCCACCTAGCGACGCTCACCGCTGGGACCAATTACCTTGTCCATGTTGGAGCCCGCCTCGCGCCCGTCACGATCACCCTTCCCGACCCCGGCAGTCTTGCCCAGCGCATCGAAATCGCGGACATCACAAGCCAAGCCGCAACCAACACAATCACGGTCAACGCCGGAACAAAAGACATCGAGACGGCCGGCCAAACGTCCTACATCATCAACCGCAACGACGCGGTCCTTGTGCTAAGTTACACCGGAACCAAGTGGAAAATTCTCTGATCCCATGATCAACAAAATTGCCGTGGCGACGACTGCCACCCTCGTCGATGCAGCCAGCGAAAGGCAGTGGCTGATGATTCAAAACCAGTCGGACACCCCGATCTTCCTCTCGTTCGATGGCACCTCCGCGGTGACCACCGACGCTGGAGCCAGCCCGGGCATCCGCCTTGCTCCGTGGGACACGATCATGTCAACGGATATCGCCGGCCGATTCTCCGGCAACAACTTCCCGATCTACGCCATCCACGGCGGGACCGGCACCAAAAACATTGTAATTCAGGAGGCCTAAAACATGAGCTGGAACATTCAAACCCCGGGCGACTACATCAACGGACCGCTGACGGTCACTGGCTCCGCCACCATCAGCGGCGATCTGACGGTGGATACGAGTACGCTGAAGGTTGATTCGACGAACAATGGCGTTGGAATCGGAACCGCGACTCC